GCGTGGCATGAAGTTAGAGCAGTTCCAGCACTTGCGGCCATGACCATTTAAGGCGTGCGCATCGTCTAGGCTGATGCCCATCCGTGTGGCCTGATAGTGATCCTGTGCGCGTGAGAAGGCGAGTCGTGCATTGGAAGTGCCGAGGTCAACGCATAGATCATCGTGGCCTGGCAGCTTGATGATGGCTGACCAGTTGTCGATGAGCCGTACCCTAGTCAGCTGTATGCGGTTGTTGTAGACGCTAATCATCTTCCTCTCCATGGGCTGGCATGTGATACAAGCGCTCCAGGATCATGGAGTCCGGATCTCGATCAATGCGGATCTCGATGGAGATGATGCGGTCGCTTTTGGCTAGAACTCGAATCGCCCAACGTTCCCAAAACGTTAGCGTTTTCAATGCCTCCTCAATGGTCATCGAATGCAGCCTCGGCGATGATCGGGAACCGATCGGAGAAGATCCCCCGGCAGCTCAAAGCTACCTCACGGTGTTCTAGCTGCGTCTCAGGGCCAGTCCGAATCTGTAGGTAGTGGATCCAGCTGCGGATGGTGCCGTGCATATAGAGGGTCGTCGGCGTGCACAATGGCAGGATGCGACGAGCGGTCTCCTTGGCAATGCCTTGATCTAGCAGCAGATCGTAGGCGCTGTATGCCTCGACAATGACCTTGGCCGTCAGCGACTGATAGATCCTCTTTTGATCGTCGTCGATGTCATCAATGGAGTTCTGTCGATTGGCTGGATCCTGCCGACGCAATGGCGGCATTTCGGCAATCACGGTCTTGGCGTATCTGGTGCTGAACTCCTGGAACGAAAACGAACGATGACGAATGATCTGTGCGGCGATGTCACGTTCGGTTTCGATCTGTAGGCATAGGCTGGCCATCTCGAATGGTGACCAGTGCTGATGCTTGATCAGATACCTCAGCAATCGTGGTGCTGTTTCCTGATTGCCGGCATTGGCTGGATTGCTAACCCGTGCCATGCGCACAATCAATGATTCAGCGTCTGGCGTGCAATGAACAAAACTAACCTTCATGATAACGAATTGATTGGTTGTCTTTGTACGACCAGCCACCTTCATAGCTGATCTGCCAGTTAGCGACGATCTGTTCAGGCCGCTGCACGGTATACCAGCGATGGCCGCAATCCTTGCACCAACGCCGGCGGATGATTTCACCGGTGCCGGCGTATTTGGTGGCGACGACCTTTAGGTTGCTGTGGTCGCAGGATGGACAGTTCATTCGGTCAGCCGATTGAGGTACCAAGCAGCTTTGGCCAGATCCTGCGCTGGGTTGCCTTTGTGTTCAGCCCGCCAGACGTATTTGATGACCTGGCCTTTGCAATAAGCGCGGAACCCATCATCACCAAGGGCTGCCTGTATGGCATCAATGCACTCGACCTGGCCTTGCCGGTAGTGGGCAGGATGGTTGACGGGGTCGGTCATCGGCTTCCCTCCAGTTCGGCGGCTATGGCGAGGAGTTTGTGGCGTATTCCAACGCGGGTTTGAGCACGGGTCGCGTTAGTGCCACAGATGTGAAGCGGCACCACCTGATCCGCAGCAGCTCGCAGGGCAGCGACCAATCCACGACGTTCTGAGCCCATCATCGCGTCTGCGCCACCGATGCAGTTTCCGTAAGCGTGTAACACCGTCTGCGCTGCGAGTGAAAGGTCAGCCACGATTACCCTCCTGCTGCGGCACCGGCTTGATGGCGGGGTGACCCCAGCGGGCGAGGACGGCGCGTGTAAACGACAGCACAGCATCCTTCATGTCGCTGCCCTCATGCAGGAAGTAGACAACACGGCCACTTCTCAGGGTGTGCGACACTTCATACCATTGAGACAAGGCGAGAATCTCCCCATCCGTCGGCCCCTGCGGCTCGAGCTGGGCCAGGGCGATGCGGGCGCGGTCCAGAGCGTCACGGTCCTCGCCATAGAAACGATCCGCCTTTGATGATGTGATGGCGCGTTGCAGCCGATCGGCCAGCTCAGCGCACAGCGCACGGAAGTCAGTCATTCGGGCAGGGCCTCCAGTGCGCGGCGGACGTACTCAGCGGCCTCCATCGTATCCATTGATTCATCGGCTCCTTTCACAAGGTGCGAAAGCGCCAGTAGCGCCTGCTCCTTCAAACTCGGTGGCTTGGGGCGGCGGGCGTCGCGGAGTTCTTGTGCAATACAAGCAATTGTGGTCAACTTCAATCGCTCGTACACATACTCACAGCACGCCTCCAGCTCTTGGTCGGCGCCGTATTGAGCGACTTCGGTCACAAGCTCACTGAATGTTTTGTTGCAGCCGTAATACTGATCTTTCCAAAGCTGCACCAGCTCCGGCGGTGGGGTGATGGAGTGTTGCTGCTCAGTCATGAAACCTCCAGTTAACAATTTGCGAGATTGCCCAAGATGATCCAACCCACGCATCGGATAAAAAATGCGGGACATGATTGGACATAAAGTGAACACTGCCCCATCGCGGGAAGTCTGGATGGATGCCGCTGTTCTCCCAGTAAATGCGGCCGATGTAGCCGCCCGTGCTGGTGATGGCCATGAAGGTAGGGCGCGTGGTCATCGCTCGACCTCCTGCTCAAGCCGGTGGGCCAAATCGTCGCAGTCGTTCTTCCTCAGCCACTCAGCCACCGCGCGGATCGCAGCGCGGGCGTGGTAACGCCACGTCATGTTGGTTAGCCCTTCATCGTCAGCCGTGCCGAGGGCATCAGCTACCAGCTGCACCAGCTCCGGCGGTGGGGTGATTGGGTGGGTCATCGCTCGACCTCCTGTTCAAGCGCAGTAGAGGATGCAGTTGGGCCACCGTAATGATCCCGCAACCACGCCGCTACCTCGCGAATCGCAGCGCGGGCAGCGTCTTGGTGCAGCCATTGGTCAGGGTTGATCCGTCCGTCAATGGCGCAGCTCACCCGCTCGACCAGCGAACCAGTGGTGACAGGCGCTTCGTCCCGATCCTGTGCAATCAGGCGGTCAAGCTTATCCTGCTGTGTTGCTTCCAACCGCTCAATCCGTATCAGGTTCTGGTCATTCCAGCGTTGAAGGTTCTCCACGTCCTTGCCCCACTCCAGCGTGGCCAGGCGCTGCATTTTGTACTTGTCCTCCAGCGCCTCAACCTTGGCGCGTAGCTCAAATATGGCCCGCTGCTCGGGCGTTGCCTTGTAGTCACTCATGAACCACTACCCCCAGCACTGGCGCTGGCGTGGGAATGTCAACCTCAACCCATTTCATATCGACCCAGCTGTTGGTATCGCACACCTCAGCCAGGGTTTCCATGGCCGTGAGGCCCTTGTCTGCGTCGGTTTCGTCCCAGGTGCCGTAGGCAGCCCATTGGCCATCGGTGTTCATGGCCAGTGCAATACGGATCTTCATCAGTAGCTGATCCGTACGGTTGCGATGCCATCCAGCGGCACACCAAGGCGGTAGGCCGCACCAGCGGACAGATCCAGGCTGTTGCAGTCGCAGCGATCCGTGATCGGCACCACTAGGGACCGGCCGCGGTGGCTGACGCGTACCCTGGTGCCGCAAGGCAACCACGGATGGGCGGCGCTGATGCCCCAGTGGCGATAGGTGCCACCGCAATAGGCCACGCGGCCGTGATACCAGCCGTCATACACGGTGGCGGTAACAGGCCTGGCCTGGGCCGGCATGATGCCGACCAGGAGGAATGCAAACAGGAATCTCAACGGCATGATTGTTGGTGGGCGATGTTTTGGTAGTTGGTTGAATCACAGCGATCGGTGCTGTAGACAATGAGCGCTGCAGTGGCCAGTATCGGCAGCAGCAATCCAAAGATCCTCATCGCTTGAAACCTTGCGGCTTTGTACGGGCCGGGCTCACGACGACCGCAGGGACGGCCCATTCCTGCTTGCCTGCAATGCAGTCATTGATCCAGTGGACGAAGCTGCCAGTGATCAGGCCAGCCACGTAAATGGCAACGATGATGGCGGCCAGCGTGCGGACCATCCGCTCGATGTGTGGCGCCCAGTCAGAAGTGAGTAGATCCATGGTTGTGATGAATGTTGCGCTGAGGGCTTGCCTCAGCTGTTGCCTATGGTGCCAGGTATCTCGGGCACAGGGCTAGGGTCTGTTGCAATCCGTAACGTTGGTTTGCCGCCGCTGCGGCTGCCGCGACGCCAGGTCATCTCTTCACGCGGAACCACGCGCTCGACGGTAAAGAACACGTGGTCACACACGCCGCACTGGCGCTTACGGGCCACGTAGTCGCGTTCTCTATTGTTGGTGTCGATCACCTTGATCCATCGGTTACCGCAGGCAGGGCATTCCATGAAAATGGGCGAATGGTTGCTAGTGGACATCCCACCCGAACGTATGTTCAGGGTTGAGGAAGAATGCCGGGCGTTGGAGAAAGACCCCAACGCCGGCAAGGCTGCTGCAATCCTGCTACGTCAGGTCTACAGGCAGCAGGAGATGATTAAGTCAGCAGTTAATGAAATCGCACGGCTTGAACTGATGCTGATGGATTTCTAGAACGGTTCATCCTCGGCCGGTGCTGCCGCACCAGTGCGTGGCAGGAATTCAAAGCGTGAAGCCGACAAGAAGTGCTTAGAGCGCTTCTTGCCAGTTTCCTTGTCCGTCCATTCCTGGCGGCGAACATTACCACTCAGCAGCAGACAGTCGCCTTTCTTGAGCCTGCCGTGGATCACCTCAGCAGCCTTGTTCCACACCTCCACATCAATGGCGTTGTTGATGTAGTTGCCATCCTTGTCCTTGCCTTCTTGGATGCCGGCAGCAAAGTTGCAAACCATGGCACCACTATCGAAGGTTTTGATCTGTGGATCGCTGATGATGCGCACAATTCCGGTAACGAACAAAGACATGATCAATCGTCAAAGGGGTCAGAGTTAAGGGCTGGCGAAAGCTCAGCTTCTTTATTGAGGAGCAGGACTTGCAGTTCTTCGTGTTCAGCCTTGGTAAGGCTGCCACTGGTGAGCCGTGCCTGGAGGCGGTCCTGCACCTTCGCTACATCATCCATGGTCTGCACCTTGGCGATAGCGCCCTGGCCTGCGATGAATGCCTTGCTTAGTTCGGTGGTGACGGTCACCTCCTCAACGTCTGCCTGTTGCATCTCGTCGCTGCTGTAGACGCCGCTCAGGTTGGCAGGGAATGCCTTGCGTAATGCCAAGGCTTCGCTGCATTTGGCAATCATCGCGGCTGGCATCTTGGACCACAGGCCTTGGCCTGCGTTGTAGTCCGCAAAGCGGGCCACACCAGTGAAGGGATGCGTGCTGCCCTTGCGCCAGATGGTGGTCTTGGCTGCAGCAGGTGGCTTGCTGCTCAGCCATACGTCCTGCCACTGGCCATCTTCACCGCACCATTCGGTGGTGCTGCCGTCCAGCTCACCGGTGCGTTCGGCAATAGCACGTAGGCCGTCGATGCCGGCCTGGATCGTCATCTTGCCGCCACGCTTGATGGCATAGATCTGCTTGCTGAACGGATCCAATCCCGTCCGCTGGCAGGCGTAGGCAAACAGACGCAATTCATCATTGCTGCAGCCAGGTGCAATGGTGCTGGCAATCAGCTGCGTTTGCTCTGGAGTCCAAAGGGTGAGGGTGCTCATCAGAAATCATCAGCAGTCATGAGGTCAGCAGGCGAAGCCCACTTAGGCAGGCTGATCACCTGCTCATCGTCGCCGTAGCCAGGCCATTGGTCGGCCTTGCGGCATTGGACGATGCGGTTCAACGCATCAAGCCGCAACGCATCACCAATGGCCATGGCCGCAGCATCCAACTGATATACCGCGACGGCATACGGCGGCTGTTTCTCTACGGCAACGAACGAGAAGCGCTCGACGCCAGTGCCGGCCAGGTAATGGGCTGCCTGCACGTGATAGCCGAAGTTGGCGACGCTACGGGCGAAGCCAGCAGGACTGGCGTCTGCCGTGGTCTTGAGGTCCACCACTTGATCGGTGAACCAGTCCGGGCGGCACTTACACCGCAGGCCTGTGCTGCTGTCATCCCACCAGAAGGACAGTTCGGCCATGCCACCTGCACGTTGCAGCAGCTGAGCAGCAGCTGGATGGCGATGGACAGAATCCGCCATGGCATTGGCGGCATCCCAGTCGGCAGCCTTGATCAGCTCCAGGCCGGTGGCCTCCAGTTCAGCCCATTGCTGCTTGCCATCCTTGGTGCGGCGATCAATGCCATCAGGTACACGCCGGTACCGATGGGGCAGCTCTTCTGGCTCCAGCACCAAGCAGTGGACGAGGGTGCCTAGCTTCATGGCTGGCGACGGCTCCGGGGCCACGCGGTTGGGGTCCAGATACCGCGCCCAGTAATGCAGCGGGCTGGTGTTGATTGCTTTCAGGTGTGATGCGCTGATTGCTGGATCAGCGTGATAATCAAGATTTGAGATAGAAGCTTGTGGTCGGGCCATACTGTTGGATCAATTCAGGGAATGCTTCAAAAATGCGTTGCCGATTAGAAGGATCAGCAATCAATGCAGCCGTTGCAAGTTGACGATAGAAACTACCGCCAAACCGACAGGCCGTCAGCAGCGTGTGGTGGATCTGGTCGTGTGTCATGCAAGCCCGGTGGGGCGTCACCATTGTGCCTCACGCATGGGGCACACGGCGCAGTCTCATACGAGTCCTATTGGCCTCACGGCCTGCTGGTGATCGCCGCCAGCACCTGGAGCACAGCGGCGCCGTCCTGCGGCTACGCACCAGGCGGCCGCACTGCGGGCACGGCTGTGGCGCATCTGGATCAGGCAGGCCGGCCAGACGGGCCCTGTAGCGGCGTGTGCGGATGGTGGATGAGTCGGTCATGAGTGGTGTGACGGAGTGGCGCACAGGAGCGCCTGTGGGGCCCTGCAGAGCGTGTGACGGTTGACACACGCGGGGTGATGCACAGGGGCCTTGTAGGCCCCCGTGGGGGCCTCAGACGCCACGCTCGAGTGCGTCCTCAATGCCGCAGCAGGCACTGATCAGATCAGCGACGG